GATTATTCTGGTTATATCTATAAAGGATTAGCTAAACGATCTTTTAACTTAGGTTATAAAGTAGCAGCTAAATTTGAACTTGAAAGTTTAACTGCTGAAATGAAGGATGGCTTACTTCATATTTTTATTCCAATTGCCGAATCTAAAAAGCCAAAAACAATTAAAATTAAGTAATAAGTTTTATTAAAAAAGCGTGTCCTAGCGCAATATTATTCGTATATTCACGTTACAAATAAATAAGTTATATATGGCTAGAAAAGCAAAATCACTCACAACAATTTCAGACCCCTTAATGGAACCCTATTTTATTACTAAAGATGAAGTATGTTATACTGTAAATGAAAGAATTACTCCAAACAAAAACCACTTTAGATCAAAAGGGAATGGGACTGAATATTCAAAACCACAAGGATATTATCCTGAATTTAAACAAGCATTAGAAAAAATATCTAAAGAAAAATTACACACCAGAAAGGAATATAGTTCTCTTACTGAGTTTTTAAATGAATTTAAATCAATAGAAATTAATATTAAAAGTTATACAGATGGCCTTAGAAGCACTATTTGATGCGGTTATAGTTAAACCGATCGAAATCGAAGAAACAACTTATGGAAATATTATTGTTCCTGACGTTGGAAAAGAAAAAAATGAAACAGCAGAAATAATTTCAGTTGGTCCAGGTAAACCTACTATTACAGGGGAATTTATTCCTACTAAACTTAAAGTAGGAGATAAAGTTGTTTTACCAACAATGGGTTTTACTAAATTACCTTATGATGGAGAAGAATATTATGTAGGACCTGAAAATCAAATCCTTGCTAAAATCACTAAAACAGTAAGTGTTGAAGATATAGTAGCAGAAACAGAAGTAAGTGAAATTGAAAAAGAAATGTTAACAGATATTTAATATGAGCAAACAAGTTATTTTAGGTTCTAAAGCAAGAACTAATTTAGTAAAAGGGATTGATACACTAGCAGATGCAGTTGTATCAACATTAGGACCAAATGGTAGAAATGTAGTAATAGCAAACGAAATGGGAGCCCCACAATCCACAAAAGATGGTGTGACTGTTGCTAAATCAATTACACTAAAAGATCCAAATCAAGAACTAGGAGTTCAATTAGTAAAACAAGCTGCAATTAAAACAGCTGAAAAAGCAGGTGATGGTACTACAACATCTACTTTACTAGCTAGAGAAATGATTAAAGCAGGATTAACAGCTTTAAATAATAATGAAAATGCAGTACAAATTAAAAGAGATATTGATGCTACTGTTAAGGAAGTAATTAATAATCTTAAAAATAATATTGCAGAAGATATTTCAGGTGAAGAACAATTAGAACAAATTGCAACAATTTCTGCTAATAATGATCCTGAAACTGGGAAGTTAATTGCTACTGCGATTGAAAAAGTTGGAATGGAAGGGGTTGTCCATATAGAAGAATCAAAAACAGGAGAAACTTATCTGGAAACTGTTGAAGGGTTACAGTTTGATAGAGGGTATAAGTCACCTTATTTTGTTACAGATAATAATTCTATGACTTCTGTATTAGATAATCCCCTCGTTCTTATTGCAGATCAAAAAATAACCCAAGTAAAAGAATTATTACCTGTATTAGAAGCCGTATCAGCACAAGCTAAATCATTATTAATTATAGCTGAAGATATAGATAATGAAGCTTTAGCCACTCTTATTGTCAATAAAATGAGAGGTACAATGAAGGTGTGTGCCGTTAAAGCACCTGATTTTGGTGATAGAAGAAAATTAGTTTTAGATGATATTGCCACCACAACTGGAGGTATAGTGTTTGATAAGCAAAAAGGAATGAAATTAGACAAATTCAGTTGGGATTGGTTTGGTGAAGCTAGAACAATAACCGTAGGAAAGGAACAAACAACAATAGTAGATGGAAAAGGAACAGTTGAATCAATTGAAACACGTATTGAAGAGCTACAGCAACAAATCGATAAAGCAGCAACACCGTTCGAAACGGAAAAACTCCAAGAAAGACTCGCAAAGTTCGTCGGAGGAGTAGCTATTATCCATGTAGGTGGAAATACTGAAACTGAAATGAAAGAGAAAAAAGATAGAGTTGATGATGCGTTACATGCAACAAAAGCTGCTATTGAAGAAGGTATCGTACCAGGAGGTGGAACAGCATTATTATATGCATCTTCAGGTTTAGAAGCTAAGACAACAGGGGCTCAAATTGTAATTGAAGCATGTGCTAAACCATTTAACCAAATTTTAGTCAATGCTGGTTATGATGTCGTTAAAGGACAAATTTTAGCAGACCAATTAGTAAATTCAGGTAATGATACTTGGGCCGGATATAATATTAAAACAGACGAAACAGTAGATATGAAAGAAGCTGGTATTATTGATCCAACTAAAGTAGCTAGAACAGCACTACAAAATGCAGCGTCAGTTGCAGGTACAGTATTACTTACAGAATGTACAGTAGTAAACGAACCAAGTGAAGATAATAATAATCAACCCCAAATGGATCCATCTATGATGGGGATGATGTAATAATTAATAACTAATAAATAAAAATAAAAAATGACAAAAAATGAAATCTTTGAGATTATTGAAACAAATTTCAATATCTTAGCAGCTGAAAATGATGGAACTACAAAAGCAAGTCAAGCACGAGCTAGAAAAGCAGCACAAGCTATTAAAAGAGTAATCACAGATTATAAAAAAGCATCTGTGGCTGAGTCTAAATAATTTTGTATATTACCACAATGAAAACAGAATTAATTGAAGGTAAAGTATTAATTGCTAATAGAAAGCCACCTGGTGACAGGTGGCAATTAGCAGATGAACCTGAAGGTAGAATTTATAAAAGCATAACGGATACCTTAGAAGCATATATGCATAAAACAGGATTTAAAGGTCACTATCGATTAGAACCTCTAAATAGTAAATTGTATATTATAGAACAACAAGAAATTGAAATAAAACCAGAACCAATTAAAACATATAACATATATGGGGAGTTCGGAGAATAGTCTATTAGTAGAAAAATATAGACCTAAAACATTAAACAATTACGTTGGTAATGAAAATGTTAAAAAGGCCATATCAGCTTATTTAAACCAAAATGATATACAAAATTTTATATTTTATGGTCCTGCTGGTACTGGTAAAACTACATTAGCAAAAATTATTGTTAATACTTTAGATTGTGATCATTTATACATTAATGCCTCAGATGAACGAGGAATTGAAACTATTAGAGATAAAGTTTCTAGTTTTGCATCTGTTGCTTCATTCAAACCCCTTAAAGTGGTTATTTTAGATGAAGCAGATTTTCTTACAATTCAAGCACAAGCATCACTTAGAAATATAATTGAAACATTTTCTCGTACTACAAGATTTATTATGACTTGTAATTTTGTAGAGCGTATTATTGATCCTTTACAGTCAAGGTGTCAAGTACTTAAAATTATACCCCCAACTAAAAAAGATGTTGCTAAACATTTACATTGGATTTGTAATGAAGAATCAATTACACATGAAGTAAATGATTTAGTACCCTTAGTTAATCAATATTATCCTGATTTACGTAAGTGTATTAACACTATACAATTATCAACTGTAGATGGTGGGGCAAATGATTTATATCTTAGTTTAGACCAATCAGTATTAGTATCATCTAATTATATAGATAAAGTTATTACTGAATTAAAAGGTAAAGCTGATTTTAAAACAATTCGTCAAATTATAGCTGATGCTAATGTAGATGATTTTGATGAGTTATTTAAAGCATTATACGAACGTGCATCTGAATACCTACTAGGTAAAGAAGGTACAGCATCTATTTTAATAAATGAACATCAATATAAAGCTAACTTCCGTATCGACAAGGAAATAAATACAATGTCGTTAATTCAAAATTTAATAAACAATAAATAATTATGCAGCAAGCACAACAACAACCACAAATTGATTTAAAAAACACTACTGAAGTCAAAAACTTTAATGGTGGGTCAATTTTTCAACAAGGAGTAATTTTACGTAAAGTATCTAAATTTGTAGCAGGAACTAATGAAGATGCACTTATGCCTATTCCAGTATTTTATGACCCAGAAACAAATAAAATCTTAACTGATTCGGTTCCTAAAGATTTAAGGGAAGAAATGAAAGATGAGCTTTGCTAAATGAAAAACATCTTCGATTGGTTAAAAGCAATTAACACAACCAAACCTCCAGTTGAATCTTTTACAGATAAAGATTGGGAGGTTTGGAATAGTTATATGGTACATAGGTTTTTATCTATGAATCCTGATTATTTAGAGGTTGTAAACTATGTTCAAGATTTTCCCCCCCAAGAAAAAAGAATGATCTATAACATATATAGAGAATTCATCCCCAAAAATAATAAATGGAATAAATATATTAAATCTAAAGTTAAACAACCTAATAAAGACTTAATAGACCATATTAAAGATTATTTTGAATGTTCTAGCAAAGAAGCAAAAGAATATATAAATATATTGGCTACACCAGAAATAAGTCGTATATTAACTAATAGAGGATTAGAATCAAAAGAAATAAAACCCTTATTAAAATGAAAATTCAAATAAAACATCTTCAAACTAAACCTGATGATGAAAGAGAAATTATTAGTTTTAATTCCATATCTAACCTAGAACAGTATGGGATAGAATATGAAAGGGTAATTAATACCCCCTACAATACCACTCCTCCAAAAGAACATTGTAGACGACCTGACCACATTAGTCCAAACAATCAACCTGGAGAATTCACCCCAGGATCAGGCATTGGATATTTAACAGGTGGGCATTATGGATGTTTTCAATCTCACACTAATGTTTTAAGAAATTTAAGTGAAGAGTATGATTATACTGTTATATTTGAAGCAGATTCTTATATAGAAATAGATAGTCAAAAACTTTCAGAACTTATTAAAGAATTTTGTAAAATAATGGAAAAAGATAATGTTTATTATCTTTCATTAGCAAATAATCTTTCACATTCAAAAGAACAAGTCCATGATTTATTACTTAAAACAAAAAATGAATTTTTTACTCATGCTTATATAGTTAGAAATAAAGATAAAAGCTGGTGGGTAAAACAGTTTAAAGAAATGGGATGGGATGGTTATGATATTTGGTTAAATTTAGTATTTGAAAAAGACCCCCAAAATAGATATACTACTAAAGAAGAATATGTAACACAAATAGAGGGAATATCTCTTATTGATGGTGAATATAAAACATGGGAAGATGGGAGACTTATTACCCCCCCAACAGAAAAACCAATCCTAATTATATCCTCAGGTAGGAGAATTAATTATTTAAAAGATACTATTGAAGGTTTATCAAAACATACTCCAAATTTAGATAATACATTTAAAAAAGTATGGATCCTAGATGATAGATCTTCTGTAGGTGAAAGGGTTTTAATAGAAGAAATAATGACTAAATATTTTGGAGATAAATATCAGTCTATTTATTTTAATAGTAATGAACCATATGCTTTTGTAGATAAATTTAATATGATTAGAAAATTATCAAATAAAAATGATATAGTTTTCTTTTTAGAAGATGATTGGGTATTAAATAAACCATTTAATTTTCAACACCATACAGATATTCTAAGAAAAAGTAATTGGACTTCAATCTCATTTACAGACCCCCTTTGGTTACAAGATAAAAGTTATAATGAATATATTATTAAAAAAGATTATTGGAAAAACCCATTTCCCAACCCTTATAAACATCCTTTAGAATGGTTTGATAATAGCTCTAGATGCCGTTGGGTTTCAGGTGCAATGAATCACTATACCAATAATCCTAATTTATCTAAAGGAGAAATATATCATAAAGCAGAATTTAAAAATATAAAAAATTTCGAATGGGAATTTGCAGAAGCAATCCAAGGAAATCATGTTTTCCACCAGGATTGTTATTTCAACCATATAGGAAAGGAAAGTTTAATTAATCAATTATAAAATAGTATGACAAAAGAATTATACACTATGTTAAAAACATCTGCTGAAGCAGATAGAGCAAAAGCATTATTATCACTCGAATTATTGGGTAATAAAGCAGTTGGGATTGGTGATCATTCTACTGAAGATTTCTACAAAAATGCAGAGGAAGCTCTGATTAAATTAGTAGATGCGGATGATAGATTATCAACCTTAGTAAGATATTTTAACGAACCACAGGAACAAATTAATGGGTGATACAATAACTAAATACCACGAAATTATGAGTGATAGAGAAATTATGGATGCTAAACGCCCAGAGGAGGCAGCAGTAAGAGTATTTGAAAAAGAATACCCTGAATTATCTAATGAATTTAAACAAATTCAAAAAGAAATGTATGAAATGTTTGCTCGTAAGCATATGGATTATGGTTTAAATAACATTGCTTTAGGCGGAGATATCGTTAATAACAGCGATGATAAACAATTCTCACTAACTGGGTTGTGTATTAGGTTAACCGATAAAATATCACGTTTAAAAAATTTATTAATTAACGGTAGATCATTTGTTGAAGGTGAAGGTATGCAAGATACATTTATTGATATTGCTAATTATGGAATAATAGGTCTTTTAGTAGGTCGAGATAAATGGAAAAAATAGTTTGGCTAAAAAAATCCCAAAAATTATAAAGGAGATTAGAAATAATCCTCCAACACCCGTTAACTATGCATATCAAAAGAATATATCATATTCCCAGATGTCTATATTTAGAGGGTGTCCTCATAGATGGAAATTACAGTATAAAGATAAAATTAAACGTTTTACATCTTCAATTCATACTGTATTTGGAACCGCTATACATGAAGTATTGCAACATTATTTAGATGTAGCATATGACAAATCCTTTGCTGTAGCAGATAGGGAAATTAATATGGAAGAGTTTTTCCAAGAAAAATTTATAGGAGAATACCAAAACCAATACAAGAAAAATAAGGACCAACATTTCTCCTCAGCTGAGGAAATGAGAGAATTTTTTGAAGATGGGATGGGTATTTTAAATTGGTTTAAGAAAAAAAGATCTAGATACTTTTCTAAACGTGGTTGGCATTTGGTTGGTTGTGAAATACCATTAGTAATTGCGCCAAATAAAATGTATAATAACATATTATACGCAGGTTTCTTAGATGTTGTCATGTACCATGAGGAAACAGAGACATTTAAAATAATCGATATTAAAACAAGTACTCGTGGTTGGAGAGAACAAGACAAAAAAAATGAAGATAAACAATACCAATTACTTCTATATAAACAATACTTCAGTGAACAATATGGTATTCCCTTAAGTAATATTGATATTGAATTTTTTATTGTTAAAAGAAAGGTAATGGATTGGGATGATGAAAAAATAATGTCACCTCACCAGGCATATAGAGTACAACAATTTAGTCCACCAAGTGGAAAAATAAAACTGGGACGAGCTAAAAAAGCAATAAATAGTTTTATAAATGAATGTTTTAACTCTAATGGAGATATAAAGGAATTAGAATATCCAAAGTCTGTTTCAAAATGGAACTGTATGTTTTGTCCTTATAAAGAAGATAAAGAAAATTGTGGAGAAGGTATAATCTACTGATATCCCAATATATGTATACTAAAATAATGTTATTAAAATAAAGACTATGAGCGCAAAAAAACCAATGACACTAACTAGTGTTAAAGTCAAGAGCGATTTATTCGAGAACTTTAAAATTGAATGTGTAAAACGTAAATTTTCCTTTCAAAAACTTGCTGATCGGGCTTTGTTTTTGTATCTTACGGATGAAGATTTTCGTAAATCAATTACAAACCAAACTAATCTCGAACTATAAATCTAAATTTAAATGAATAAAAGTTTTAAACATCTTCCTAAAGATAAAAGGAAGAAAATTCTACTTATCTGTGATGATATTAGGGTTCATTCTGGAGTTGCAACGGTAGCTAAAGAAATTGTTATACACACTGCCCACCATTTTAATTGGGTACAAATGGCAGGAGCAATTAAACATCCTGATATTGGTAAAAAATTTGATCTAAGCCAAAACATTAATGAAAATACAGGTGTTAATGATTCATCTGTAATATTATACCCTACAAATGGGTATGGTACCCCAGATACTATTAGACAAGTTATAGCATTTGAAAAACCAGATGCTATCATGTTAATCACAGATCCTAGATATTTTACCTATATTTTTAATATGGAGCATGAGATAAGAAAAAATATCCCTATTACCTATTTAAACATATGGGATGATTATCCTGCTCCTATGTACAATAAAGGCTACTATGAAGCTTGTGATTTGTTAATGGGTATTTCAAAACAAACCGTTAATATTAATAAAATAGTATTAGGGGATAAAGCAGAAAATAAAGTATTTAAATATGTTCCTCATGGTTTAAACCCAGAAATATATAAACCTTTAGATCCTAAAGATGAAAAATTAAGGAAATTTAAGGCAAACTTTTTTGGAAAAGACATTCCAGAATTTGTAGTATTTTTTAATTCTAGAAACATTAGACGTAAACAAATACCAGATACAATGTTAGCCTTTAGAGCATTTTTAGATACACTTCCTAAAGAAAAGGCTGATAAATGTAAAATGGTATTACATACAGAAGCTGTAACAGACCATGGAACGGATTTATATAAAGTTAAAGAATACTTTTTTGATGAAACTTACCCAAATGCTATAAAATTTTCTCATCAAAAATTATCCCAAGACGAATTAAATTGTTTATACAATGTTGCAGATGTTCAAATGCTATTGACATCAAATGAAGGGTGGGGGTTAACCATTACTGAAGCAATATTAGCAGGTACTCCTATTATCGCTAATGTAACAGGTGGTATGCAGGATCAAATGAGATTTGAGGATGAAGATGGGAATTGGTTTGTACCTAGCCCTGATGTTCCTTCTAACCATAAAGGTACTTATAAAAAACATGGTGAATGGGCTTTCCCGGTTTACCCAACTTCAAGATCAATACAAGGTTCACCCCCAACACCTTACATATTTGATGATAGATGTAGATGGGAAGATGCTACTGAAAGGTTAATTGAGATTTATAATTTATCTCCCCAAGAAAGACAAAAAAGGGGATTAAAAGGTAGAGAATGGGCTATTTCTAAAGAAGCTGGTTTTACTTCAATCCACCAAGCAGAAAGGGTAATAGAAGCATTTGATGAATTATTTTCTACATGGAAACCAAGAGAAAAATATGAGTTGATTAATGCAACAGAATTTAAAGGAAATTTTTTAAAACATAAAATTTATTATTAATGAATAAACCAGTTTTTGTAATTAGTTGCCCATTTGATACCTATTCAGGTTATGGTGCTCGTTCTCGTGATATAGTTAAAGCTATTATTAATACGGGAAAATATAATGTAAAACTTTTACCACAAAGATGGGGAAGTACTTCTTGGAATTTTTGTAAAGATCACCCTGAATGGGAATTTTTATTAGATTTAAGAATCAATAAAATGGAGGCTAAACCTGATATTTGGATGCAAATCACCATCCCAAATGAATTCCAACCAGTTGGGAAATATAATATTGGATGTACAGCTGGAATTGAAGCCACAGTTTGTAAACCTGAATGGGTCCAAGGGTTAAATAGAATGGATTTAAATTGGGTTTCATCTACATTTGCTAAGGGAATGTTTGAAAGTATGAATTTTGAAAAAAGAAATAAACAAACCCAAGCAGTAGAAGAGCATATTAAATTAAATAAGCCAATAGAAGTAATATTTGAAGGGGCAAATTTAGATGTTTATAAACCAATCCCAAGTGGTGAAATCAAAACAATTAATTTAGAAGACATTAAAGAATCATTTTGTTATTTAAATGTTGGACATTGGATCCAAGGCGATTATGGTCATGACAGAAAAAATTTGGGTGTTTTAATCAGATCATTTTATGAATCCTTTAAAGGAATAAGTAAACCAAAACCAGCATTAATTTTAAAAGCTTCAATGGGTGTTGCCTCTTATATGAGTAGAGAAAACATTCTATCTAAAATTAAACACATTAGAAGTTCAATTAATTCAACATCTTTACCTAACATTTATTTACTTAATGGAGAGTTTAATGATCAAGAAATGAATGAACTGTATAATCACCCTAAAGTAAAAGCAATGATTAGCTTAACTAAAGGGGAAGGATATGGACGTCCATTACTAGAATTTAGCTTAACGGGTAAACCCATAATTGCATCTGGTTGGTCTGGACATTTAGACTTTTTAAAACCTGATTTTAGTACTTTACTTTCGGGGGAACTAGAAAATGTACACCCATCCGCAGCTAACAATTGGTTAGTAAAAGAAGCTCAATGGTTTAAACCATCAGTATCTGATGTAAACCAGAACTTAAAATCTTGTTATAAGAAATATAAACATTATACTACAAAATCTAAAAAACAAAAGAATTTTAGTAAATCTAACTTTAGTTATGATAAAATGGAAGAATTAGTAGATAAAACATTACAAAACTATGTCCCTAATTTTGCTACTCAAGTTAACTTTAATTTACCTAAATTAGAATTACCAACCTTATAAAAATCATAATATGAATTTTGACGAATTAAAAGAATGTCCTTGTGGTGAATCAGATGCTTGTTATAGACAAGAAGTAACAAAAGATATAGCTATAGAATTGTGTTATGGATGTGGTTTCCAATCTAATAGCATTATGGTTTCAGGGTCTGAATTTTATAATGAACAAATAGAAACTCTACCAGAAATTTATAAAGAATTAATGAGTGAGGATGAAGATGGAAAGATTTGGATACCTACTCATATTAATATTGAAGATAAAGGAACGGTATTTGCTATGGGAAGTAATCGTAATGATTGGGCCTGGGCTGGAGTAAAAGCTATTAAAGATGAAGAAAAAGGATATAAAACTGATATGTCTACTATAAAATACTTTAAAGAACGTGACTTTATAGAAGCACTATCATATATTCAAGTTATACCATGAGATTAGGCGATTTAACTGAAAAAATAATATCTGTAATTACTTTAGGCCAAGGTAAAAAAATAGCTACTTATATAGCTAAATTAAGAGGCAAAGAAGATTGTGGGTGTAATAGAAGAAAAGAACAATTAAATAATATAAATTTTAAATCAATGTCAATAGTAACAACCCCACTTAATTTAGATTGGTCATCTAAATGGAATAAAGTTAGAGAGCAAGTTGAGTGCTCTTGTGAATTTGATTATGCTATTTTAGCGGTTAGAGATAAACAAGGAAGTTTAATACATGAGGAAAAGTTAATGGCTGCTCCATATATGAGTGGCCAATTATTAAATAAAGATATCTCATTACCCTCCTTTATTACCCCCCATTCTTACAGCTTACAATTTCATAAAAAAAATGAAAATGAATTTATTAACCCTATAAATATAAATTTATAATGAAAATAAGTTATGGATTAACAGTTTGTAATGAACATCAGGAATTACTTCACCTTATAGAGTTTTTATCACCTAAAATTGATAAAGAAGATGAGATTGTAGTAGTATATGATCAGAATAGAGTTACAGAACAAGTATTAAAAATATTAGAAGATCATAAAGAACAAGTTAGATATTTTCCTTTTGACTTTCAACAAAACTTTTTAGAGAATAAAAATTATTTAGGGAGTGAATGTAAAGGAGATTATATATTCCAAATAGATGCTGATGAAATTCCAAATGAGTTTTTAGTTAAAAATCTAAAAACTATATTAAATTCAAATAGTGTTGATATGTTAGTTGTTCCTAGAAAAAATATAGTAAAGGGATTAACTCAAGAACATATTAATGCTTGGAGATGGAATGTAAATGAAAAAGGGTGGGTTAATTGGCCTGATCAACAAAAAAGAATATATAAAAATAACCCTAAAATACAATGGTCAGGACATCAAGTTCATGGTATGGTAGAGGGATATGATAATTTTGCTGTTTTACCCTTAGAAGAAGGCTTTAGTATTACCCATAACAAAACAATTGATCGTCAAGTAAAACAAAATGAAAGGTATTCTAAAATCGAACAAAATAAACTATGAGTAAATTTAAAGTAGGAGTTATAGGTAATGGTTTTGTAGGGGAAAGCCAAGCATTTGCTTTTTCCCCAACAACAGACTTAAGAATATATGATATAGATCCTCTTAAAGCTACCCATACTAAAGAAGAATTAGATGAATGTGACTTTATTTTTGTATGTGTCCCAACACCTATGAAAAAAGATGGATCACAAGATATTTCATTTATAGATAAAGTATTTGAAGAAGCAGTTCAAGGACCTATTTATATTATTAAGTCAACTATACTCCCTGGTACTACTAAGAAGTTAATGGAAATATACCCTGACCTAGAAATAGTATTTTGTCCCGAATTTTTAACTGAAAGAACTGCTAAGTTAGATATGCTAACTCAAGCAAGAATTGTAATAGGAGGAGAAAAAAGAGATACTAAAAAGGTAAAAGAATTATTCGAACAAAGGTTTATGAATCGACATATAATTGAAACCGATCCAACAACTGCTGAACTAATTAAATATATGAATAATACTTTCTTTGCTACTAAAGTTAGTATTATAAATGAATTCAAATTACTATCAGATAAATTAGGGGCAAATTGGAAGGATGCTTTATATGGATTTGCTTCAGATGGTAGAGTAGGAGATAGTCATTTGCATGTCCCAGGACCAGATGGTAGATTAGGGTATGGTGGTACTTGTTTCCCTAAAGATGTTAATGCTTTAATAACATTAGCTAAAGAATTAAATACACCAATTAATACAATAGAAGGTGGGTGGGAAACAAATTTAACAGTGAGACCTGAAAAAGATTGGGAAGCAGATAAAGGTAGAGCAGTAAGTAAATAAATTATGGATATAAAAATAAACGTAGCCAATCTAAACAACTCCGCAATTTCTATAGAAATGTTTTTATGGGTAGTACATAATATTGAATTTAATTCTACAATATTAGAGCTAGGAAGTGGTAGCGGTACAAAAGAATTAACTAAGTATTATACTGTTTATTCTATAGAACAAGACCAAAAATGGATTAATTACGCTGAGGATTCTAACTATATACATGCCCCTATTAAAAATGGGTGGTATGATTCTGACATAGTTTTTAAAAATATTCCTTCTAGTTATAGTCTATTACTTGTAGATGGACCTGGAGGTACGGGTAATAGAGAAGGGATAAAACAATATTGGGATAAATTTAATGTTGATGTCCCTATAATAATGGATGATACCCACAGAGAAGCAGAACTAAGATTTGCCGAAGAAACAGCCCAAACCCTAAATAAAAAAATAACAATAATCCCAGGCCATCAAAAATCATTTGCATTACTGTTATGACAAAAAAGAAAATATTAGTTACTGGGGGAGTTGGGTTTATAGGCACTGCCTTAATTAAAAAACTCTTAAATGAAGGACATAATGTTCATTCGTTAGATAATTATGAAATAGGTCTAAAAGAAAATGAACAACCTGGATGCCATTACCATATAGGAGATATTGAAAATATAAACTTAATGGATAAAGATTTTGATTTAATTTTCCATTTAGCAGCTCTATCTAGAATACAACCTTCATTTAATAACCCAAATGAAACCTTTAGGGTTAATACTATTGGGACACAAAGAATATGTGAATTTGCTAGGTTAATTGGAGCAAAAGTTGTATACTCTGGTTCTTCTTCTAGATGGCATAACCCATACCAATCACCTTATGCCTCATGTAAACATATGGGAGAAGAAGCATGTAAAATGTATAGGAAAACTTATGGGATGGATATTGAGATTGTCCGTTTTTATAATGTTTACGGCCCTGGTGAAATAGTAGATGGAGATTGGGCAGCAGTTATAGGTAAATGGAGACGTCAGGTTAGAGATGGGGAACCAATAACTATTGTAGGTGATGGTGAACAACGTAGAGATTTTACTTATATTGATGATATTATAGATGGGTTGTGGAAAATTGGAATGAAAAATATTAAACATAAAGACGGATGGGAGTTAGGAACGGGACAAAATTATTCTATTAATGAAGTTTATTTGATGTTTAAAGAAAGATTTGGTGTTGATTTTACCTCCCTCCCAAATCAATCCGGAAATTATAGAAAAACATTAAGAGAGAATGATGACAGTTTAAAAGAATTAAATTGGTCCCCTTCAGATAAATTAAGAGATTATATATTAAGTTTAAATAAACATTAGAGTATGAAATTAACAGTTTATACAGCTTTATTTGCTGACCCTAGTATCCCCTTAGATGAGGTAGGAGAATTTTATAACTTTAAACACTCTAAAGATGATGTTAAATATATTGCCTTTACTAATAGAGAAGATTTAACATCTAAATTTTGGGATGTTATATATGTTTCAGTTGATGAAGAGTTGTCTCCTAGAATGATGTCTAGACAAATAAAATGGAACCCTACTAAATACTTAGATGACTTTACTCATACTATATGGATGGATTCTCAATGTTATTTTAAATTTGAACCAAAAGCTATAATAGATTATTACTTACAATCAGAATTCCATACAGCAATCCACCACCATACTGATCTACAAAGCACATACTCAGAAGGTATGTTGCAGTGTTATTATTATTGTTTAGATAAACCTTCAATTATCAACCCTCAAATGGAAAAATATTTTAAAGAAGGATTACCTTATAAGTATGACCATTATGAAACTGGTATTTTATTAAGAAAAAATTGTGATGAATCTAATGAATTATCAAAAAATGTTTGGAATGAGTTACAATCCCATAGTATTAGGGATCAATTAAGTACTCCTTACTGTGTGTTTAAAGCTAGACAAAATGGAGACCAAGGTATAAAAACTATCCCTGAATCCTTTACAGCCCATAAAGGGGGTTTACCTTTACCTAAATCACAAATATTTTTCACAGTACCAAAACCCTCAAAACTACTTAAAGAAAATTTGGATAGTAGATAAATTCTTCGTATATTCCCACCTAATTTAAAAAGGTTATATATTTATGCGACAGACTATTAAAACACCCATTAAAATGGAAATGATTTCTTGCACCCGATGTGGTTCCCCAATGCCCGAATTAAGATTAACTAAATATGGTTATGATTTTTGTGTTGATTGTTCAACAGTAGGCACTAAACGTGGTATCCCTGTGACTAAAGGATCAGGTGACCATACTTGGACTGAAACTGTTATTATGGAAGAAGACCAATATGAACAATTTGTTGTAACTTCTGCTTTAGAACGTGGAGATAAAAACACAGCTAAAGCTGAAATGTTAAATATGGATAAAGAAGACCGTAACCTACAGGGCCCATTTCAAATAATTAATAATACAGATAAAGATAGAGATTAGTTATGCCTAAACCAAAACCATTATCTAAAGAAATGATAGTGGCGGCTCAAGCAAAAACTAAATCTAATATGGCCGCTGCAAGGTACTTGCATGTTTCTTATCAACACTATAAGAGGTATGCTAAAATGTATAAGGTATTTGAAGGCCATAAAAACCAAAGTGGTA